ATAAAGGCTTGAGAGATGAAATCCCGCAATCTTACCATTGCTCTCATGAGCAGCTCGCCACTCACCATTGGCTAACATCCAGGTTTTTTGATGATTGTAAATTTTTTCTTCACAAGAGATGCAGACATAATAGGCATTGAGCGGATCATCCTCCCATTTAACCTGAGGCCATTTTAGAATTTGAAAGGTATTGCAATGTGGGCATGGCACCCAATAATAGCGTTGATCGGAGGCTTCAAATTCCCGTTCAATACGGCTTAATCCTTGGATTGTTGGCGTTGATACCAACAAAATCTTACGCCGGGCAAAGGTGGCGGTACGTTGAATAGCCAGTGATACGGGATCACCTTCACCGTCAGCATCGCCCGGATAAGCATCAATTTCATCGAGGAATAAATAACGCACAGGCATAGAGCGCAAACCCACAGCGCTATTAGCGCCAGTAACCACAACGATGCCGCCGGTAAATTCTTTGCTTTGGACGGTGTTACCTGAATCGCGAGAGCGTGGGTCCTTAACTTTATCCCGCAAGGTAGGTGTGTCATCAATCAGTGGTGCTAAACGTCCTTTGGACCAACGCTTACCCATTTCAACGGTGGGCTGAACCACCAACATAGGACCGGGCGCTTGATCAATGATGTAGCCAATCCAATTATTGCCGGCTTCAGTGCCACCAATTTGTGCGCCTTTCATAAAAATGACTTTTTCAACGGGTGATGATGGCGATAGTGCATCCATGATCTCTTTGAGATAAGGCGTGCGTTCAGTTCGCCATCTGCCTGGTTCAGAAGACGCGGTTTGCGATAACATGCGAAACCCATCCGCCCACTCCGAAACCTTAAGCAATGGATCAGGTCGAAGTCCTGCATTAAAACTGGTTTGATAAGCTTCAAGTATCACGGCTGAGTTCCTCTAATGCGGTTCGAATTTCTTGCAGCAACACCTCATGAATTTTGTGAGCGTCATCAATGGAAGCAAGCAATGAGGCTAATCGGTCAGGGATATTCATCAAACTATCACGAACGATTCTGGCCTTGTTAAAAGCAGACACTTTGACATCTTCTACTGAAACCAGTTCGCCAATTTCTGCTTTGGCACGTGCTTCAAGCAGCTTGCCCCGTTCCATTTCATTTTTGATGCGAGTTTTAAGTAGAAGTGTTGAAAGCTCAGTAACATCAGAAGTGTTTTTGCGGCGCTGTGGTTGGTTTGGATCACGTAAGGCAGCAATTGCGGCATCTGCTTGTTCAACATCCACAAGGCCATCGACCAGTTGAATGACGCCACTTTGCACCAGCTGTCCCGCATATTGTCTTGAAAATCCATGTCGCTTTGCCCACTGCGATTGCTTGATAAGTTCCATAGAACCTACATTTCAATATGGCATGCACACAATTCATCAAAAGTTTGGCTGGTTTTAGCATGCACAGCCTGACGCTTAGTGTAGGATTGCCAGCGCCTTATGATGGTATCGATATATTTAGGATCAAGCTCAATCATCCGGCAGCGACGCTTGGAATGTTCTGCAGCCATCAAGGTGGTACCAGAACCGCCAAAGGGATCAAGAACGATATCGCCAGGCTTGCTGCTGTTAGTAATAGCCCGCTCCATAAGCGCCACAGGCTTCATGGTTGGATGCAAATCATTCGCATTTGGTTTGTCGATAAACCAGACATCGCCTTGATCACGAGCACCGCACCAATGACGCTCAGCCCCTTCCCGCCAGCCATAAAGAATAGGCTCATATTGCCGTTGGTAATCAGCACGACCTAAAGAAAAATGATTCTTCGCCCAAATGAGGAATGTTGACCAATGACCACCGGCTTGTTTAAATACTTTTTGTAAGACCGCCAGTTCTGAGGCTGCCATGCACATATAAATAGCGCCTTTGGTGTTCATGATAATGTTAGAGCAAACATCATAGAGAAAACTTTCAAAGCCTTCGCCAAGATTGTCATTGAGGATTTTATGTTTATTTTCACGGGATTTGTTGCGCAGCGTATCTTTAATGCTGGCACCGTAATTAACGTTATAGGGCGGATCACACACAGTGATATCGGCTTGCTCATCCTCTAGGACAATTTTATAGGAATAAATCAAAGTGCTATCGCCACAATACAGTCGGTGATCACCTAAAATCCATAAATCACCAGGCTTACTGATGATTGGGATATTCTCTGTGGGATCAACTGCATCGGCTTCAGCAGGTTCGTCAAGATCAATATCGGTTGCATCCAATAGTTTTTGTATTTCATCAAAATCAAACCCGGTTAATTCCAGATCAAAATTCAGCGCTTGCAAATCTTCCAGTTCAAGCTTGAGTAAATCGTCATCCCAGTCCGCCCAATTAGCCGATTGATTGGCAAGCAATCTAAAGGCTTTGATTTGGGCATCACTTAAATCATCGGCTAAAATCACCGGGATTAATTGTAAACCCAATTTTTTAGCAGCTTTAAGGCGTAAATGGCCATCAACAACGCTGCCATCACTTTTAGCAATGACGGGAATACGAAAACCAAATTCTTTGATGGAGGCACACATTTTATCAACCACCGCATCATTTTTGCGGGGATTGCGGGCGTATGCGATAAGATTGTCTATGGGAATGTGTTGGATTTGAAGTTCAGTCATAAGCGCACCCGTTCCTTAATATTTGTGTCAAGTGTCAAGGTTTGGAGCAATTCTAACGCTAGTAAAATCCCGGGGCTTTGCCACCCGCATGGCATAGGTATAGGGAAGGACCCGTGCATACCAATGCCAGGACACGCAAAATCTTCAAGTTGTGTTTTTAAGGCTTCAGCGTTATCTAACCCATGACCTTGTTACCCTTTCTCATTTGAATTTCTTTCATATAAACTCTATTCAGCTTTGAGCTTTCATCTGTCCGCATATTTGCAATTTTTTTGCAAAATATTTTTTGGCCGATGAATGCTCCAATTGTCTCTGGTAGTTATATTCAGCAACGCCACATGATCTGTCCGCAAAACTGAAAATATTTTTTTCATTGCAGTGGACCTTTGGTATTGCTGATAGATGTTATATTCAGTGTTCTGCATGAATGTGTCCGACTAAAGAAAAAATATTTCATTTGAGTTCACTCAAGCACGCAGCATATCCAGCAACGTCTACCAAGCTATCGTAGTGGCCAGGATTTTTCTGCAATCGTGCGATCTTTAAATCCAGCATCATCAAGCCGACTTGAACAGGCGTAATGGTTGTGCCTAACAACAAGGACCAGCGTTTGGCTATATGCTCAAAGTTTTCTTTGGGTGATCCATAAGTCTTCTGCCGTTCCTCAATAGTTGAAATGGATTGCTCCAGTAATCGTTTGCCGTTCATTATTTTTCTCCCATGTTATCTTGCGCCCATAGCAGTAACGCCAGGCTATCGGCTTCATTATCATCAACCGGATTAAATCCTTTGGCTTTAACAGCTGCGATAACCTCTTCCTTGCTGGCATTACCTTTACCGGTGGCATGACGCTTAATCGTCCCAACGCTAACCCCTTGATAAGGGATTTCTTGATCTTCACACCAAGCTGTTAAATGTGCTAAAAACCCGCCGTAGGTATGAGCTGCATCAACACCTAAATGCCTACGTACTTCTTCAAAATAAACAGCTTTAATATCCGCCTTTTGTTTTAACGAATCCAAAAAATGGCGAAAGCGTAAGAAACGCATGCCACCCCCACTAAAGCGCGATGTATGAAAGCTCTCGCTCCCGCTGAAGACACGTCCATCACTCAGCAAAGCCCATCCGGTTTGTGTTCCTAAATCTAAAGCTAAGATGTTTTCCATATCCAAACCTCAATCAACGTTATGCGCAAATTTATTTTCTGCTGTTTATGTTCAGCTTTGGTTGGAGTTGTGTTTGCAAAAATATGAAGTGAGAAGTAGGAACTTTTACGCGCGCGAAATACCTTTTATAAATATGGGGGCAAGTGCCCGTCAGGGTCACTTACCCTATATATTTATATATAGGGAGTTTCTCCCGAATCTAGAAATCTTCTGTAACCCTAGTAAAATCAGGGGTTTGCGCTAGATTTCCTAGATTGACATCTAGATTTCTTGTAAATCTAGAAACAGCCCTCAAACCCTTGATTTACCTGGGTTTCTAGATTTCTGCAGATTCTAGATTTACAAAATCTGGGTCTAGATTTACAAAAATCACCCCTCATTTAGCACTCATATTGCCAATGCCATAGGGTAAGTGCTCTTAAAAACACCTCTTATTCAAAGTTCATAGCACCAGTGCCATGTGATAAATGAGCTGAAAAATTATTTTTATCGAAAGTTCACAGCACCAATTCCACCTGATAATTACCTCGCCATTCAATCCCATTCCAACATCTCATCCGAGTGGTCTTATTTAATTTTCCAGAAGTCTGATTCTTTGTTTTTGAGTGGGCTTATTTCCAGGCCTTTACATTGCCCGTGGTCTTATTTGATTTAGGCGCGTCCGGTCAGAAAAACCGCCAAAAATCGCATCCTTGAAGCATGAACCAATCAAGGAGGCTTCATATGAGATCACGTAACAATTACTCAGGTTTAGAGCCTGAGATTGTAAAACAACTTAAGTACCATGCCTGGCGTTTAAAGCAAATGAAGTGCTTTGAATCCCAGGAGATCGAAGACATTGAGCAAGACTTACTGCTTGAGATTTGGCCGGCTTTATCCAAGTTTGACCGCTCAAAAAGTAGCCTTGCAACTTTCGTCGATAAACTTCTTTCGCGCCGCAGCAATAATTTGATTCACAAACACATGTGCATCAAGCGCGGCGGTAAAACCCAAACTCTGTCGCTAGATCAGGAAGATGAGAACGGCCAAACCCTTATGGATTATTTGGCTGATGATCATTGTTTTGAAGATGAGATCAGCATTCGCATTGATGTGAGCCGGGCTATTGATCAATTGCCGGAAAGCTTTCAAACGCTTTGTGAGCAGCTCAAGATTTTCACGATCACCGAAGTATCGCACATGAGCGGTCGTTCAAGAGCCGCTATTTACCGGGATTTGGAGCTCATGCGGCCCATGTTTTTTCCCGCGTCTATCTACATCAGAAGGTGCGAACAATTTTTTCCCCAATGCGGAATATAACAACCATACCAAGGAGAACTGTATGCAAAATTTAATACCACTATCGTTTCTTGATGAAGCCAAATCCACTGAAATCAGCCAGCTTTCTTCCGAAGATTTACGCTCGCTGATGGAAAGGCTAACCGAGATGGCCGAATGCCTTAAAAAGCGCAAAAGCCTTTTAGAAGACGGCCTCAATCTTAAATTCACCCAAACGGCTCAAGACAAATTGAAGCTAGATGGCAGAGATACCGGCACCATTCGTTTTGATGATGGCTCTTACACCATTGTCGCCGAAATGCCTAAGAAGGTCGTTTGGGATCAAGAAAAACTTGAAACCATTATCGACAAAATCCCCGCCGGTGAACGCAAGCATTACGTCAAAGCTACCTATGCCATTGATGAGCGCAAATACCTGAGCTGGTCTGATGACCTTCGCAAGTTCTTTGATGAGGCACGCAGTGTCCATTTAGGCAAACCCAAATTTCAAATTATTGATGGAGGTAACGAATAATGAGCATGAAAATTATCAGCGCCGATCAGCGCTTAAAACAACAAACCGGCGTCAAAATGGTGATCTTTGGCGGATTTGGGATCGGCAAAACTCGGCTCCTTACAACGCTTGATGAACCAACCCTATGCATTGATTTAGAAGCCGGTTTACTTGCAGTTCAAGACTGGCAGGG